GAAGGCATCGGGCATGAGACGGTCAAGAAGATCCTGCAGCGGCTGTCCGGACAGGGACAGATCGATAAGGTCGGCACCGGTCTCTACAAGCGACGCGACCAGTGAGCGGGGACAAGCCGCCTCGCGCGTACGTGCGCGTACGCGCTGCCGCGCTGCCGCGCGCACGCGCGTAACGTCCCCTCGTCGTCCCTCGTCCCCCTCCAAAAAAAATAAATAAGGGAAGGGACGGAAAGGGACAAAAACCCCCAAGGGGTGACACCTAAGGTGGAACTGGTGGCATGGGGGACGGGACAGGAAGGGGGCCGGGGTCGTCCCTCTCTTGTCCCCGCTCGGCTCTGGGGCTTGTGTCCAAGGAGACAAGGACTAGGATGGGGGCATGGCTGAAGTTCTGGACAGTTACCAGTTCCGCGACCCGAGCCCGCCCAGCAGCGTCCGCTACCCGTGGGACGAGTGGACCAACGGCCAAGTCTGGGAGCTACGGCGCGGGGTGGATTTCGATATTGAGTTGCGTGATATGGCCCGGGAGTTCCGGCGAGCCGCGGCCAAGCGCGGCAAGCGAGCCCGCACCGCCCGGGTGGCGGCCGTAGGTCTGGTAGTCGTTCAGGCGATCCCCGGGTTGCACGGTGGGCCGCAATGACCACCATCGCCGAGATCTGGTCCGACCATGGGCGCACCGTCAGGTGGCACCGGTTGTGGATCGAGCACCTGAAGCTGCAAGGCGCCGATCCCAAGGCCATCGATAGCTACCAGCGGGTAGCCGACGCTTACGCCGACAGCGAGAGCCCGAACGCGATCGACGTGAACACCAGCAACGGCATGCAGATTGCGCGGCACGAGGTGGTCGCTGCGCTGGAAGCGTTCAATCACGCCGCCGGACGGGACGACGCCCACACTGGGCTGGCCAGCTCCGACATCGTCGACGTGACCACCCAGGGTCAGATCGTGGACAGCCTGTGCCTGATCATCGAGCACGCTTGCCATGTCGTCGGGCGGCTGCGTCAACTGATGGTTGACTACGCCGACACCCGCCTGGTCGCCCGCACCCACGGGCGACCCGCCCAGCTCACGACCTGGGGCCATCGGCAAGCAACAGTGATATCACCGTTACTGGATTGGATCGACCGCGCCATCGACGTCGCCCACGGCTACCCGATGAGGCCGCCCAGCGGAGCCGTCGGGACCAGCGCCGACCTCGCTCGGGTGGTCGGGACCCCCGGAGTCGCCACGAAGGTATCGCGAGATGGTCTGGAAGCTCACACGAGCGTCTCGGAGGGCTCAGAGGGCATTGAGATAGTGCTCGACACGTCCAGTCCAGAAGGACCGCGTATCGTGGGTGGCTCGGGGCCACTGGACCGATATGGCGCCGAGCTGTCGGCCCGGTTCGGGTTCAATGACGTGATGGACGCCAGCCGGCAGGTGTACCACCGGTCATACGACGTGTACGTCGCGTCGCTATTGAGCGCACTCGCATCAATAGCGCAGACCTGGGCGAACGACCGCCGGCTGGAGGCGATGTTAGGACTTGGGAACGAGTCGCACCTTACTGAACAGAGCGCGTCGAGTAGCCTGCCGCAGAAGAACAACCCGAGATTCAGTGAGCGAATCGTCGCTCTGAGTGCAGTTACTCGGAGTCACCTCGGAGCGGTCGCAGAGCTGGCCGGAATGGAGTGGTTCGAAGGTGATGTGAGCACTTCGGCGGCTCGCAAGCTGGTCCTGCCGGCCATGTTCAGCAATGTCGACGAGATCCTCGCGAACTGGTACTACGTGACCGGTCTGTGGTCTCTCGACGAGGCGGCGCTGAGGCAAGAGGTCTACCTGTATCGATATGAGTGGGCCAGTGCCGAGATCATGCACCGGCTGATCCTCGGCGGGGTGAGCCGGACTGATGCCCATCGATACCTGCGCGAGGCGTGGGCGCGGGCGCGGCGGTCGACCAAGACCCAGCGCACGACCGAGGCCGACTGGTTCGAGGTGGCGCTGGGCGCAGTGCTGTCCGATGCCGCGGTCAGCCCGCATCCCGAGCAGGTCCTCACCCGCGAGTGGCTGCGCGACGTGATTACCGAGATGTTACAGGCCCCGATCGGCAACGTCGCCGATCAGATCGACTGGTTGGACCGGCGGACCCACAGCACCGTGCGGCTGGCCCCGGACATCGACTGGGAGCCGTCGATCGCACCCTGAGCCGGGATTACGATTGATGTGAGTTGGTCTATCGCCTATGAGGAGGAGCTATGACCAGGACAATACGTGGGGTGTTGGCGCTACTGGTAGCACTTGGGCTGCTGCTGGTGCCGACCGCGGCCAGCGCCGCCCGACCGGGCGACGCCCTGCTGCCCCCGGTGCCGGGCTGCCAGGAGCGGACCTCGACCCAATCCGACCCCGGCCCGTGGCGCTACAACTATCTGGAGGACTGGTGGGTCGCCGGCAGCTACCGGATCTCGGCCAACTGCGCGGGTCACAACGTGACGGCGTACAGCGACGGGTGGCGGTTCGAGGGCAGCGAGTGCGGGCAGATGTGGGTTCGCCGACAGCGTTCGGACGGGACAACCTACATCTTGCCCGGATCGGTGAAGCATGTGTGCGGGGGTCAGACGGTGGTGTTGGCGTCCAGTCAGCCGGTCAACGCCCGGATCTGGATCGAGGCGTGGCAGTACGACGCGGCGGACCGTCGACCCGGTCTGTGGTGGGTCGGCACGATCCGGTTCTGAGATCGAGTTGACACTCGACGTGGCACCATGATCTAATGGCCCGGGGCCGCCCGCGTTGGGGTTGCGTGATCCAGTTCGCTGCCGGGTCGCGGCTGCGGGCGGCCCCCCCTACAGAGAGGGGACAGGCATGTGGGTGAGGCGAAAGGTCGCCGTCCTGGTCGCGGCTGTTGTGGTCGGGGCGGGCGGCGCGGTCGCTGTCTCGGCTCCCGCCCAGGCGCACACACAATGGGGCTGCAACCACGGCTCCTCGTGCATCACGACGGGATTCAACGGCGGCGGGAACAGGTTCACCGTCATCTGGTCGGCGTGGACCAAGAATGAGTGCCACAACCTGCCGTCCAACTTCCGGAACAACACCGCATCAGCGGTGTCGGACTTCGGGTCCGGGTGGGACATGATCTGGTATCAGGACCTGAACTGCAACGACTTCTTTGGTGGGGACCGGTTCAACTCACCCGGCCAGGTCAACTTCAACGGGGTGTACTGGTACCTGGAAGACGACGTCGAGTCGTTCAAGATCGTGCAGTGAGGGGGGGATACATGAAGCAGGTCCGTGCAGCCGTCGTCGTCTTGCTCGTCGCGCTCGGCATTACGTTCACCGCTGTCACCCCCGCACATGCGGCCTACACCGACTGTCCGCTGAACTTCGTGTGCCTGTTCCTCAATCGCGACGGCGGTGGCGGGTACATCGTCAACATCTATCAGGCGCCTGGAACGTGCTACAACGTGCCATCCAGTGCGAACGACCGCGCCACCTCCTACGTGAACCGCCTGTCCAGTACGAGGAGCATGCAGGTATACCGCAACGCCAACTGCTCGGGGCATGCGCTGCACAAGGACAACGGATTCGGCGGCTCGACTCAGCCGTTCCCATCGTCCAACGCGCCGTACCCCACGAACGTGAATGGGTCGGGCAACTTCATCAACATCGACAACCTGGTGTTACCCGGCTGCAGTCTTCCCGATCACTGTGACAACGACATCGCCACCTCGATCTGGTTCAACAACGTCTAAACCGGCAAGCTCCGGGCCTGGCGACAAGACGGAAGCACCGCAGCCACGTGGTGGTCGCCAGGCCCGGTTCCACCACCTCGTCAATCTGAAAGGAACCCCACGATGGCGAGGATCCCCCCACCCCAGGTGGAGCGCTGCGACGCCTGTCGTACCAACCAGGCGGCGCCGCTGCAGCGTCTGACAGTCGAGCGGGTCGAGGTGGTAGTGTGCGCCGAGGCTGGCCCGTGCATCCGGCGCGCAGAAGCCAACGGGGTCTGGAAGATGCGGGAGGCGCTGGTATGAGTTCACCACGGCCGAACTGGGGAGCATGGGAGCGCGAATCGACCGCCGAGCATCCAGAGCACGTGGCGTGGGACCTGCCCGATAAGCCCCAATGGCCCGCAGTGCTCGGCGCGTTGGTGATGTTGATCGCGTTGGCCGGCCTGGTCGCCCTGGTGATCGTCAAGTGAGCAAGCCGCTGCTGAGCATCCTGTGTCCGACCCGGCGCAGGCCCGGCCAGGTGCTGGCGCTGATCGACACCGCGATCAAGACCGCCGCCCACCCGGAGCGACTGCAGTTCGTGTTCTATGTTGACGGGGACGACCCGACCCGGGCCGAGGTCCAGAACCTGAAGTTGGACGCGCCAGGCCGCCCGATCATCGTGATCACCGGCCCCCGGGTGGTCCTGTCGCAGATGTGGAACGAGTGTTACGCGCAGGCGCAGGCCGATGTGCTGATGCAGTGCGGGGACGACATCCGGTTCCGGACCCGCGGCTGGGACACCAAGGTGTTGAGCCAGTTCCTGCGCTACCCGGACCGGATCGTACTGGTACACGGACAGGACGGGATCCAGGGCGACCGGGTCGCCACCCACGGGTTCCTGCACCGCCGCTGGGTCGAGGTGGTCGGCTACTTCGTCCCGCCGATCTTCGCCAGCGACTACAACGACATGTGGTTGACCGAGGTGGCCGATCTGCTCCAACGGCGGATCTATCTGCCGGACGTCTACACCGAGCACATGCACCCAGTAGCCGGGAAAGGCCCGTTGGACCGCACCCACCAGGAGCGGCTGAACCGGCACAACGTCGAGAACTGCGACCGGCTCTGGCGCGACACTGCGGCCGACCGACAGGTCGACGCCGGCAAGCTTCGGGCCTACATCGAGGGGTTTGCCGCGGCCGGTGCGGGTCCGCACCAAGAAGAAGGAGTAGGGCATGGTCACCGATCTGATCCCCCGTCACCGGGTCAGCTGGCGCAAGGTGGGCAGAGGAAGTCACGCCCACGCGGTGATGCTGGTCGAGAACAACCGGCTGGCGTTTGAGACGCTGTGCGGGCGCCCCTCGGCCGGCTCGAAGTACGCGCCGCATCTGATCGAGTGTGGCAAGTGCGCGGAGCAGCTTGAACCGCTGGTGCGTCCCGATCGGATCCCTGCGTGACCCAGCAGCCGTTGTGGACGATCCTGGTGCCGACGATCGGTCGGCGCCGGGACAAGTTCCGCCGACTGGTGATCGAACTGCTGGCCCAGGCCGAGCCTCGGGTTGGTCAGGTGCGGGTGCTGGCCTACTACAACCAGGGCGAGCGGCCACTGAGCGAGATCCGCCAGGCGTTGGTCGAAGCGGCGACCGGGACCTATGTCAGCTTTGTCGACGATGATGACTGGGTGCCGGACTACTACGTGCAGCAGGTCCGGACCGCGATCCACGAGTGGGCGGCAGCACATGCCGTGCCGCCCGGTGTGTCGGTGATCGGCTCGAAGTGGCCCGACCAGGTTGGTTGGCGGATGCAGCACTACTCGGACGGGCATCCGTCTAAGCCGACCTACCACAGCCTGCAATATGGAAGCTGGCACGAGGATGACAAAGGCTACTATCGGGACATCTCTCACCTCAACCCCGTACGCCGGAATCTGGCCCTACGCGTTGATTTTCGACGGGGTGATCCGCCCGAGGACGTGGCCTGGACCGTTCAAATGCGTGGACACGTGCGCACCGAGGCCCGCATCCCGGACGAGTACGTGATGTACCACTATTACAGCAGTGGCGACTCGACCTGGCGACCGGGCTCGGTCAAGCACGACGGCGGAACGCGTCCCGAGATCTCGCATCCACTGTTCGATTGGCACCCGGATAGCACGCCGTGACTTATGCAAAGAAACCCCGACCGGAGCGTCCGGTACACCCAGTGGTGGTCCAACTGATCCAGGCCCGGCATTATCGCGACTGGTCCCGGCTGATGCTGGCCCGCCGGACTGGTGTCAGTGCCGGCACGATCGGCCAGATGGAGTCGGGGTTGAAGGTTCCGCTGCTGACCACTGTGGCCGACGTCGCTCAGGCCCTGGACCTTCAGATCTGCGCCGTGCCGGTCGGAGCGGTGACCGATGACGCCTTGAGGCGATCTTATCGGGCTGGGTTTGATGCGGGGGTGGCCCACGGCCGTGGCGAGGGGCGGCGGCCCGCGCATGCTCCGATCAACCGTGAGCGCGCGATCGTCCTAGGCGAGGCGTGACTGTGATCCGTCTATTCCTGCGCTTCCAGACCTGGTGGAACCGGTTGGGCTGCCTCCACCATTGGCACTCGGCGGACGCGATGATCCTGTGGCGCTGCTGCTACTGCCACAAGGATGCCGACGGCCATCCGGTCGACCGGACCGAGATCTGCCTCTATGAGTGGGCTAGTTGGGGGCAACCGCTATGACCAGGGTTCTACTGACCGGCGCGGGCGGCTTTGTCGGGTCCCACGTCCTGGAGGTGCTGTTGGCCAGCACCGATTGGGACATCGTTGTCGTCGACAGCTTCCGGCACAACGGCGGCACCGATCGGACCGCGGAGGCGATGGCGACCGGGCGGGGGGTCATGGGCCGCGCGACGTTCCTGGCCCACGACCTGGTCGCCCCGTTCAGCCCGCGCCAGCTCGACCAGATCGGCAAGTTGGACTACATCGTCCATGTGGCCAGTCGCTGCTCAGTCACCGAGAGCATCGATGACCCGGCTGACTTCGTACGCAACAACGTCGACTCGACGCTGACCGTGCTGGAGCTAGCCCGGCATCTGTGGTGCTGGGACGGACAGGATGTGAAGCTGTTCGACCACCGGCTGGTGCACCTGTCCACCGATGAGGTGCACGGGCCGGAGCCGGATCTGCCCGACCGGGCACCTGAGCACCGCCCGTCCAGTCCCTACGCCGCGTCGAAGGCGGCGCAGGAGGACCTGGTCCACGCCTGGCACCGAACCTACGGGATCCCGTCGACGGTGGTCACCAGCGCGAACATGTTCGGGGAGCGCCAGAGTCTGCTCGCCTTCGTCCCGAAAGTGATCGGGGCGGTACTGCACGGCCTGCAGTTGCCGATCCACACCTGGCACGGGCAGCCGGGCAATCGGCGCTACACCTATGTGCGCAATACGGCCCAGGCGATCGTGAACCACCTGAGGGCGAGCGGGAACGGCTGGCCGGGTCGTCCGGCGCACCGGGTCGTGCGGGTCCCGCTGCCCGGTCAGCACCGGATCGATAACCTGGAGTTGGCGCAGCGGATCGCCGGGGTGGTCGGTCAGCCGCTGCGCTACCAACTGGTAGACGGATCGGCGGTCCGGCCAGGTTACGATCGGGACTACTCGCCGCTGGGGGGCGATCCCGACTGGGCCGGGGTGAGCTTTGCCGAGGGGCTGGAGCGCACCGTAAAGTGGTACGTTGATCATCCGGAGTGGCTACAGTGAGGAGACCGACATGACTGAGCCGACCACGCCTGAGAATGGCTGTTGCTCCCCCTGCGCGCAGCATTCCAACCCGCCCGGCGCGTGTCTGGACTGCGGGCACTGCCACCCATGCCACATCGCCCGGGACTTCCCGCCCGGCGCCCCGGTGTTGGGTGAGCACCCGGTGCCGATCAAGATCGGGATCCGCGACGCCCAGGTCTTCCACCTCGCGACGTGACCTCCCAAGACCTGGCCGGCTACGACGTGGCCTACTACCAGCGGGACGCGCCGGAGTTCTGGTTCGCCCGGCATGGCTTGCCCCGACCAGACCAGCTCGCGGCGATCTGCTATACGCTCGGGGTGCCGTTCTGGGGTTCGGAGCCGTATGCTCCGCGCGACCCTGGGCGGGTGCTGTCGGTCGGCTGCGGGGCAGGTCAGCTGGAGGTGACCCTGGAAGGCATGGGACTCACAGTGACTGGGGTCGACCCGTCGCTTGGGGCGTTGGAGCTTTATCGCGGCGGGATGCTGGTGGGCGAGGCCAGGCAGGCTCTGGTGGCCAGCGCCGGGACGGTGATCTACAACGAGTCGATCGAGCATATCCCGGTCGAGCAGACTCTGCAGGTGCGCTCTTGGATGGCGCCCGGTTCGCGGCTGATCGTGACCAACTGGCCGGACTTCCACCCGATCGAGCCGACCAGCGACTGGGACCACATCACCCGAGTCGACGACGCGCTATATGACCGGCTGGCGCGGGGCGGCCAAGTGGTGCTGCGCCGCGGCTCGCACCTGGTGGTGGATGTTGGGTAGCCGGGGGTTCGAGCTGGCAGCCGGTCTGGAGTACCAGCCGGGCGAGGTAATCCTGGAGGTCGGGGCGGACCGCGACGAGGGTTCGACCCCGTTCCTGGCCGGGATCGGCCCACCGGTTGTGGTGGTTGACGTCGACCGGGGGGCATGCGATCGGGTCCGCGGCCTGGGCGGCGTGGTCGCTCTACATGGGCTGGCTGAGCAGGTACTGGTCGGGTTCCCCAATCCGATCAGGTTCGCCTGGCTGGATGGGCACGACTGGCCATACGAGGGTCCGGAGTACCCGCCGGGCTGTTGGGACGAACAGGAGCGCCAATACCGCGACCGGGGGCAAGACTACTCGCAGGCGGCCAGCCAGGCGTCCCACCTGCGGATCGCCGAGCTGATCGCCTATCATGTCGCGCCGGGCGGGATTATCGCGTTCGACGACACCTGGTTGGGCACCCACGGTTGGGACGGCAAAGGCGGCACCGCGATCCCGCATCTGCTCGGCCGAGGTTTTATCCCAGAGGTCCATGCTGACCGGTGCGTCACCCTGCAGAGGCCGATGTGATCGAGCCCCTGGTCAGTGTCTTGCTGCCCACCCGCGGCCGGCCGCAGGCGCTGCGCGAATCAGTCGGATCCCTGTTCGAGACGGCCGGTGATCGCAACGCGTTCGAGGTGCTGTACGCGGTTGACGCGGACGATCAGGAGGACACCCTGACGGTAGTCGACCAGATGATGCTGGACGGGGGGCGACACCGGGTCAAGATCTTTCAAGAGCGTCACGGTTACGCCAATCTGCACGAGTACGTCAACTACCTCGCGGGCAGGCCATATGGCTGGGCCGGCCCGGCCGGCGACTGGCTGATGCTCTGGAACGACGACGCGATCATGCAGACCTATGGCTGGGACTGGCGGATCCGCGAGCTGCCCTGCCGGTTCATCCTGGACACCTGGACCAATCATCCGACCCTGACCTGTACTTTCCCGATCGTGCCACGCGCCTGGGTCGAGACGATCGGGCATTTCAGCCTCAACGCCCATTGCGACACTTGGTGGCAGTTGATCGGCGAGTGGACCCACCGGCTGGTCCGGGCTGACATCGACGTACAGCACAACCGGTTCGACTTGACTGGCCAAAACCACGATCTGACCTACGAACAAGGTCGGCTGCAACACCAGACCATCTCGTTTTACAGCGCCGCGACTACAGAATTGATCAAGCAGGATGCTAGCGTGGTGATGGGTCTGGTGGAGGCCCAGCGCAACCGGCGCCTACAGGGAAGGACCGACTGGGAGTGAAGATCGGGTGGCTGGGCCTGGGTCGTCTCGGACTGCCGTGTGCGTTGATGCTGGCCGACCGCGGGCACGAGGTGATCGGGCTGGATGCGGTCGAGGCTGTGAACAAGGCGATCGACACTCGCAACCTGGGTGAGCTGCCCTACGTGGAGCCCGGGGTGCAGGACCTGATCAATAAGGTCGGGTCCGACGGGTCGGCGGGGTTCCGGGTGGCTTTCAGCCTGCGCGAGCTGGTCGAGCAGTCCGATGTGGTGTTCGTCGCGGTGCAGACCCCGCACGCGCCCGAATACGGCGGCACGGTGCCGGTGTCGACCAGCACCCGTGACTTCGAGTACGGCTACCTGGTCCAGGCTGTGCGCGAGGTCGTGCAGGTGGCGGATGCCCTGGACCGGGATCTGGTGCTGGTGATCGTCTCGACCGTCCTGCCGGGCACGACCGACCGGCTGATCCGGCCGCTGCTGAGCCGCCGGGTCGCCCTGGTCTACAGCCCGCAGTTCATTGCCATGGGCACGACGCTGCGCGACTTCGCCAACCCGGAGTTCCTGCTGCTCGGGTCGGACGACCACACTGCCGCGGGGCTGGTCGCCCAGGTCTTCCAGAAGGTGCACACCGCGGCGCCGATGATCTGCTCAGTCGCCGACGCCGAGATGGCGAAGGTCGCCTACAACACGTTCATCAGCCTCAAGATTGTCTGGGCGAACCACCTGGCCGCGCTGTGCGACGCGACCGGGGCGGACGCCGACGCGGTGGTCGATGTACTACAGCGGGCCAGCGTGCGGGTCACCTCGTCGGCCTATATGCGGCCGGGGATGGGTGACGGCGGGGCCTGCCACCCGCGCGATCTGATTGCGCTGGCTGATCTGGAGGCCCGATCAGACACTCCGGTGACGTTCTTCCACGGCCTGGCGCTGATCCGGGACGAGCAGAGCCTGGCGCTGGCCCACCTGGTCAAGCGCTGGGCGGATCAGGCTCGGTTGCCGGTATGCCTGCTGGGGCTGGCTTACAAGCCGGGAGTACCACTGACCGACGGCTCGCCGGCCCTGTTGCTGCGCCACCATCTGCAGTCGCTTGGCGTCCAGGCGGAGCCGTTCGACCCGCACGTGCAGCATCAATGGGCGCGCAACCTGCCGCCGACCCCCCGGGTGTTCGTGGTCTCGACCAACCACCCGGAGTTCCACGGGCTGAAGTTCCCGAGCGGCTCGGTGGTGATCGATCCGTGGGGCGACGTGAAGCTGCCCCCCGACTCCGGGGTGACCCTGGTGCGGCCGGGCCGTCGATAGGGGAGGGGAGACCGAGGATGGACAAGCAGGAACAGCCGCTGCCGGTGCTGTCGCGGGTGGCGCTACGGCGTTTCCGACAGGCGCTGGACCAGATCGATCCTGTGGATGCGGAGCGTCTCACCGCGCGGATCATCGCCCGCGATCGCAAGCCGCGGGTCGAGGTCGCGCGGTTCGGATCGGCGATCTGAGGCTGACCGGTGGTCTTCCGACGCGATGTGACCGTAGTGATCCCGACCCACCCGGGCCGGGATCCGGCGATGCTACAGCAGGCGGTCCACTCGGCCACCACCCAGGACGAGCCGCCGGAAGCGGTGATCGCCGTCTTCGACAAGGAGCGCCGAGGGGCGGCCTGGACCCGCAACGAGGCGCTGAAGAGCGTCCGGACCCACTGGGTGGCGTTCTTGGATAGCGACGACTGGCTGTACCCGCAGCACCTGCGGGTGCTGCTGGACGCGGCGCAGCAGTCGGGCGCCGACCTGGTCTACCCGTATTTCGACACCGATGGGCCGGACGTGCTGTGCACCAGCCAGTACGGCAAGATCGTGTCCCCCGAAGGCGTGCCGTTCGGGCCGGAGCAGGAGCGCTGGCTGCGCCATCGGGGCGGGTTCATCCCGATTACCCACCTGTGCCGGGCCGACCGGGTCAAGAAGGCTGGCGGATTCCCAGCCCAGGGCAAGTTCGCCGTCCCGGAGGGCAACGTCTCCGGTGACTGCGAGGACTACGGGATGTTGATCCGTCTGCTGGACCGCGGCGCCCGGTTCCACCATGTTGCGGAGCGCACCTGGTTCTACCGCCAGCACGGCGACAACACCGGGGGTCGCCGGGGTGGGCGGACGGAGTTCGAGAAGGCAGCATATGGCCAGCAGTGACACCTCGGGTGGCATACGTGCTACACTTGACGCCATGACCCTGATCGAGGACATCCTGTTGGCGGTGGACTACGCCTCGGAGCACCGAGCGCGCTCTCATCCAGAGATGGTGCCCGGTACGACCACCGACGTGGAGGCTGCCGCGCGGCGCGTCCTGGCCGCTCACTACAACGGCGGCCTGCCCCGGGCGATTGCTGGCCAGATCCTGGCCGGGGCGGAGCGCCGCCTGGCTGCGTTGATCCAGTCCGAGATCGAGCTACTGGCTGGGGGTGGCGGGTGAGCGCCGACGCGGTGGTCTACTGGCTGGTGTTCCTGTGGGTGCTGACCGGCGCCGTGCGGTATTGGCGATGGGCCTGGAGCCGTCGCCGACGGCCTGTGACGCCGGCAGCCTAGTTCTGGCCCGGTCCCGGGGTTCCTCTCGCTCCTCTCTGGCCCCGGGGCCGGGCCGCACCATGTGTGACAAAGATCACATTCTGAGGGTGGCACGTCGGGTGGCACGCCGTGCTACGATGGGGCGTCCGCCCGGACCACCAGGGCCGGGCTTGACAACTCCAGAGAGGAGCACGGGATGTCCAAGCACCCGCACGCAAACCCGTACGCGGCGAACTCCCCCGAGCACGTCGAGGCCCTGCGACGGTACGACGCGGGTAAGACCCGCGGGACGCTGGCCGACGGCACCGAGTGGGTCGTGTGCCCGCCGTTCTCGCCGACCCAGGGTTGGCCGGAGGTCGAGTCCCATCTGTGGGGCGCGTTCCCGGTCCTGGCGATCGAGACCGGTGGCTACAGTGACATCGAGGCCATCGACCCGTTCACCCGCCGTCGCTTCAGTGTGGCCCAGGCTTGGGCCGGGGAGACCAACGTGTACGACGCGATGCAGGAGGTTGGCTTCCTGGACACCATCAACGACGCCCCGGTTTCGCGCACCTGACCCCGTGACCCACGACGCCCCCCCGGCAGCGACAGCCGGGGGGGCGTCGTGCTGTCTCGTGGCACCTTGGGTGGCACATGCTACAATGGAGTGCACACCCTACAGAGAGGGACCCACGATGAAGAGGCTTATCGCGACGACCCTGGCTGGGCTCGCCGCCCTGGTGGCGTTCACCGGCTGCAGCTCGGCCAACAACCTGGTCGCCGACGCTATGCGGGCGCTCGGTGCCACGCCGGGGACCATCTACAACTACGGCGCGGACGGGCAGGTCGTGTATGAGGCACACTGCCGCAGCCTGGACTTCCAGCGCGACATCGAGTTCGACCGGTACAACGCCGACGGCAAGAAGATCGAGGACTCCTCGGTCGTGGAGATCTCCTGCGGCAACAGCATCATCAAGACCGTCGGGTTCACGACCGTCTACATCTCCGACGACGCGCGGGGCGCGCTGTTCGCCAACTCGCAGCAGTTCGCCGACCTGCGGATCAAGAACAACGATCGCGGTGTGCCCCTGGTCAACTTCGCCTGGCGCGCAGTCAAAGACCGGTTCGTCGGCACCAAGCGGGTGGCCCAGGTCTGCGACCAGAACAACAACCCGATCCTGGCTTTCGCCGGCAAGATTGTCGGGTTCGGCACCGACGTGGACAAGTCCACGATGTTCCAGGTGGACTACAGCGGCCACGTCGGGTACGTCTGGGTCTCGCGCGGGTCGTACACCGTCACCGACACGGCCCTGCTCGGATAGGGTGCACCAGTCACCGCCCCCTGGGTTCGCCCGGGGGGCGGTGGCATATCTGCGGCCTACAGCCGGCCGACCAAGCTGACCGCGACCCAGCAGGCGAGGCCAGCAGCGATCAAGGTGCGGCGCGGGTCGGACCGCCAGGACCAAGCGGCGGCGATGATGAACAGCACCAACGCCGCGACCAACAGGACCAGTTCCATGCCGACATCTTACCCGGACGTGGCGCGTTGTATGCTTGATTGGTGACACCTGACGAGCGACGTACGGCAGCGCGGCGCCTGCACGCCGAAGGTCACAGCTATGCCGAGATTGCTCGCATCTTGAAGGTCGCGCCCACAACGGCCAAGAAATATTGTCATGGCCTCGGCCTACCAGACAACCCGGCCAGTCGTCGGGGGGCACAGGAAGTCGCCCAGAGCCCCAAGGTGAACGAGGCCCGCCGCGCGGAGAAGGTGACGCGCATATTCCAGATGCGCCTGGAGGGCATGACCGTCAAGCAGATCGCCGCCCAGGAACATATGTCTTGGACGACCGTGCGGGCGATGATCGACGAGGAGATCGAAAGCCGGGTCAGCCCGAAGGTGGAGAGGCAACGCGAACTGGCCAACGCCCGCCTGGACGAGATGAGTGTAAGGGTGTGGGAGGTTCTGCGCGGCACCGACAGCGCAGAACTGCGCCTGAAGGCGGTCGACCGGCTGCTACAAATCGAACGGCGACGGGCAGCCAACAATGGCTCGGACAGCCCGGTCCGGGTGGAGGCGGTCTACACCGAGATCACCCAAGAGGACATGGAGATCGCCGAGCTGATTCGGGAGGCGCAGGTGCGCAACCAGATCATCGAGGGGCAGGTTGTCGATGACGCAGACGCTACCCCCGAGTGACGAGCTGGAGCTGGACCAGCTTGAGGCCGATCTCGAATACGATCCGGACCAGCTGCCGGTCCCGTGGTGTGCCGACCCCTACGACCCGGCCTGCAACAGCGAGAACTTCGATCTGTACGGCTATCTGACCCAGTTCGACCGGCGCCTGTTCGGTAACAGCGAAGGCCGGAAGGTGCTAACCAGGCTCGATCCGATCCTGTTCGCGATCGTCTACTTCAAGCACCACATCAGCACCGACGGGGTGGTCAGCTTCGCCGATCCCCACTTCGAGTGGGCACGCACCGCCCGGCGCTGGATCCGCAAGGCTGGGCTGAAGCAGGACCGCGACGCCTACGTCGCCCCCCGCGACACCGGCAAGAGCACCTGGTGGTTCCTGATCCTGCCGATGTGGGCGGCTGCGCACGGGCACATCAAGTTCGCCGCGGCGTTCGCCCACTCCGGCACTCAATCGGAGACCCACCTGCACGCGTTCCGCTCGGAGCTGGCCGATAACCGTAAGCTGCGCGAGGACTACCCGGACCTGTGCACCCCGGCCCGTAAGCCGAACGGCAAGACCACTGCCGACAACATCCAGATGTTGCGGACCAAGGCGGGTTTCGCGTTCGCGGCGCGCGGGGTCGACGCGGCCAACCTCGGCCTGAAGGAGAAGGACACCCGTCCGGACCTGATCCTGCTGGATGATGTCGAGCCGGACGAGGCCAGCTATAGCCAGTACCAGATGGAGAAGCGGCGCGGGACGATCATTGAGGCGATCCTGCCGATGAACCTGCGCGCCCACGTGGTACTGGTCGGCACGGTCACTATGCCCGGCTCGATCGTGCACCAACTGGTCGCCCGTGCCCGCGGCGACGACGAGGTGGAGCGCTGGATCGACGAGGAGAACTTCACCCCGCACCATGCCCTGCCGATCATCCATCGCGACGATGGTTCGGAGCGCTCGATCTGGCCGCACAAGTGGCCGCTGAGCTTCCTGCTCAAGATCCGGCACACGCGCTCGTACCTGAAGAACTTCGCCAACGACCCGGCCGGCAACGACGGCGGGTACTGGACGCTGGACGACATCACCTACGGCATCCTGCCCAACGTCACCACCCAGATCCTGGCGATCGACCCGACCGTCACCACCAAGACCCAGTCGGACCCGGCGGGGCTGGCGATCATCTCCTACGCCCCGGCCTACTTCGAGGACGACGGGGCAGGCGGTAGGCGCAAGATCCCGTCCCGTTGCAGCGTCGACTACGCCCGCGAGGTGCGCTACGTGGGCGAGACCCTGCGCGCCTACGTGCTGCGACTGCTGTCCGCCAACCCGCGGGTACGCCTGATCGTAGTGGAGGGCAACCAGGCCGGCGAGAACTGGCATGCGATCCTGCACCACATGCCGGTGCGGGTGGTGGTGGTCTGGTCCACGGTCAAGAAGGAGGTCCGGGCGGCGAACCTGCTGGAGATGTACCAGCATGTCCCGCTGCCCCGGGTGATCCACAGTGCCCGCCACACCGCGTACGAGCAGCAGCTGTGCAGCTTCCCGAAAGGCAACGACGACATGGTCGACGCGGTGGGCTCGGTGGTGCTGCGCCTGCTTGGGCCGCGGGTCAAGGGCGGGACGGTCTTCCCGTCTTGACGGCGGGGGGTCGGGCCGGCTGGGCGCCCCGCCGGGCGCCAGCCCCGGTGCAGCGTCTTGCCCCAGGTCAGCCGGCCCTTTGACCCACAGACCTCGCCATCCACACCTGCTGGACGCGCCGATCCGTGGCGCCGCCGCGGTGCACCGCAGCGGGCTTGCTTGGAGGCCAACCCCCCGAGTGGTGGAGGCTATGTTTGGAGCGGGATTCGAACCCGCCACCTTCGCGTTAGCATCGCGACGCTCAACCGAATGAGCTGTCCACTGCGTGTGAGCACCCGCCGGCTGGGAGGTTGGCACTGTCAGTGTAACACAGGCCGGCCCGTCTCCGCTTCGTGCTACTATGACGGATAGTCGTACCCCGCTCCGATCGGAGTAGCTCGTGACCTCCCCCACCCGGACCGCGCAACTCGTGTACAACCTTCCATCCAGTGCCTTCAATGAACCGGGTCCCAAGAGCGCCGGTTCGGGTGGGGTTTTGCTCGGTCCGGACGACGTCTACCCGGACACCACCGAGCTGCCGCGGCGGGGCAGCGACGAACTGATGGCGGCACTGAAAGACCTGGAGGCCGCCCAGGAGGCATATCGCCTCGCCGACGCGTTCTACGACGGGCTGGCCGGCGACATCCACACCGCCCCTCGGATCGCAGAGCTACTGGCGCGGGCCGGGGCAGCCGACATCGAGTCGTTCAACTACGCGGCAGTGCCGGTCGACTCGGTGGCCGACAACCTGATCGTGCGTGCGGTCACCGCGTCCACCGGGGTGGAAGCTAATCGGACGGTGATACCCGCCGGCCCACCACCGGTCGATGACCTGGCCGAGCAGGCACAGGAGCTGGTCGACGACCTGCGGGCCGACAACGAGCTGGACGCCGAAGAGGCCGTGCTGCACCTTGAGGTCTCGACCCACGGCGACGCCTACCTGTTCGTCTGGCCGCGGATCGAGGAAGGCGAACTACCGGACACCGATCAGGCGGATGAGCTGGACCTGCACGAGGGGGTCTATCCGTCGCAGGTGACCGGGGTCGACATGTGGGTGAACACCGCGGACACCGTCCGGGTGTTCTACGACCGGGAGAACCCGCTGCTGATGACCCACGCGATCAAAGCCTGGGAGTGGGGCGACGGGCGGTACCGGGCCACGCTGTACTACCCGGACCGGATCGAGCGCTGGGTGTCGGACAAGGACGAGGACCGGGCCAACCCGGAGGCATGGAAGCCGTACGTGCCAGAAGGCAGCGAATGGCCGCTGGAGAACCCGACCGGCCGGGTGCCGTTCTTCCACTTCCGCAACCGGCGGCCCTACGGTAAGCCGGAGCACCTGCGCGCCTACGGGCCGCAGCGACTGGTGAACAAGCTGATCCTGGCCCACGCCGGCACGATCGACTACCAGAGCTTCCCGCAGCGCTACATCATGCTATCGGCCAAGACCGAGGACGCGCTACTGAACCTGGTCGACCCGGACTTCCCAGAGGACGACCAGGACGATCCCGAAGGCGATGGGCGCAGCCAGTACCGGGCTGACCCGGCAGCGATCTGGAAGATCCCCGGGGGGGCGGGGGTCGGGCAGTTCTCGCCGGCCGACCCGGGCATATTCCTGGAGCCGCTGGACCGCTATATCCGCTCGATGGCGGAGTTGACCAAGACCCCGCTGGACGAGTTTGTCGGGTACGGCCAGTCCCTGTCCGGCGAGGCCCGCAAGATGGGCCGCAAGCCGCTGACCGACAAGCTGCGCAACCGGGCGAAATCCTATGGGGCGACCTGGCAGGACGCCTACGAGTTCGCGCTGGAGCTGATGTCGCTGACCGATATCACGATCAACGTCGAGTGGGCGCCGTTCGAGACCGCGTCCGGCCTGGAAGACTGGAATGTGATCGCCACCAAGATCAGCCAGGGTGTGCCGGTCAGTCAGGCGTTGCAGGAGGCCGGTTACGAACGCGATGTGGTCGAGACCTGGCTGAACGACGAGACCGGTGCGGACCTGATGCGCCGGGTGACTCTGCTGAATGCGATCGGCACCGCGGTGCAGACGCTGGGGGCCGGGGTCGGGCTCGGTGTGGTCAGCGCGCCGCAGGTGGCGGACATCATCAGCCGGATTCTGGGCCTTACCGGCGAGGCGCTGCCGACGCTGGAGACCCCGGTGGAGATTCAGCCCCCGCCCCCGCCCCCGGTGCCAGGCGCCGGTCCGCCACCGGACGAACAGGACCAGGGGGGTGGTGAGACTGGGGGGACGCCGGCACCACCACCTCCACCGCCGCCCCCACCTCCGCCTTTCCCGGCCGGGCAGGGTAGCCCCGGCCCGAGTAGGGAGTAACAGTGATGGCCAGATGGGACACTCGCAAGCATCCGCGCGACAAGTACGGACGGTTCACCGATTCCGGTGTCCGCGGCGGCTCGGTCTTGAAGGCAGTCAGGGGTGGGCGCTCAAAGATCATCAACAAGAACTCCGATTCGGTCCGGGCCAGGTCGGCTAGTCTGCGCCACGGCGGATACCAGAACCGCATGATCGCCCAGGGTAGGGACCCCTATGGCCTGAGCGCGGCGCAGATACGACGGCTGGCGATCGGCTCGGGGATGCGCCGCCGCGGCCAGGTGGTCCGCTCGATCGAGCGGGTGAACCGGGTCGTGGTCGTGCCGACGTCGAAGGTACGCAGGAGTCGAGCTGTGCGTAGGCGCAGCAGGTAGGAGGAGATCTGATGGCAACGAGGATGCGCAGGCGGGTGGGCAGCATCACCCGGGCGGGGCACCGCGCCCACACCCGGATGGGCCTGAGCCGCGGCAACCCGATGGCGAAGGGCGGCAACTTCGGCCGGGGTCGACGCCGCGCCCGCACGGTGGTGGCTGGGCGGAGCCCGCGCCGCTACTAGCAGGTGCCACTCCAGGTGCCATGGTATAATTGACGGGGAACACCGTCTGGACTGAGGAGGATCGCCGGGGATGGCGCGACGACGTTGGGTAGAGAGAGATCATCCGCGCCACCCCGGCGAGAGCCCGGGTGGCGTGGGTGGTCGGTTCCGTGAGCGGGTCGGCTCGGGTGGCTGGGCGACCCGCCTTAACAGTATGCTCGCCCGCCGGGACCGGGGAGGGGCCAGCGGCCGATCCGATCTGGGCGACACCAGCCGCAGCGACCTGCGGCGGGCACTGGCCGAGTCCGACGCCGACTACGCGCGGGGGATCTCGCCGCGCGAGCGGGCGATCATGGACGAGCGGATGGACGAGGGCGGCAACCTGCCCCGCCTGACCAACCAGGAGGTCGCCCAGGCGCTGTCGGCCCAGGCCAACCCCGACCGGATCCGCAGCGCGCTGCGCGCCCGGGTGAGCAGCGAAGGTCGCCTCGGTGCCCGGATCACCGAGGAGGACCTGGCGGCGTTGAATGACGCGATCATCAACGAAGTGATCGAGCAGACCCGCGGCGAGATCACCGTCAATCCGCTGCCGGCCGGGATGAGCTTTGAGGAGCAGGTGGTCGACACTCTGGCCGAGCTGCTGCGCCGCTTCTCGCCGGACGAACTCTGGCCACACCTGCTCTGAGGAGGAGACACGATGAACCCCGAGGTGAGCCGCGCCTGCGCGGCGCTGAAGAACCACGAGAACATGCCGCCCGGTCCGCAGCTCGACGCACTGATCGAGGCGGCCGAGAACGCCGACAGCCTGGCCGACTTGCCTTCCTGGGTCAAGACCGGGCTGCGTAACATCGGATGGCCGGGTGAATACTGATGGCACAGCGTGTGGTCAATGTGCTGACCGTCCCGCGGACCGACAGCGAGCAGCCGATGCCGCCGGGGCGCCTGATCGATCCGGGTGACGGCCGGGAGCCGTTCGGCGACAGTCCGATCAGCGACCGGATGCTCAATGGTGGCGACGGGCGCCGCGAGAAGTTCGAGTACTACTATGCCGGCTGGTCCAACGGTTACACCCAGACCAAGGCAGCATGAGCCGTGGTCTGGCCGGGTCCGGTCTACTTCCCCGATCTGCTGCCGGGTGAGTGGGACGAGTCGGAACACCCCCGCCACCCCCGCGGCTCCAGCCGCGGGGGTCGATTCCGCGACAAGACCGGCCCGAGCTTCCCGTCGACCGGCAGTAGTGAGCGCTGGATCCAGACCGCCCTGAGCGGCATCGGGATCGACCTGGGCGAGGACGAACTGCGGGACGTGCTGACCCGGGGCCGAGAGGTCGGGCGCACCCCACTGCACGGCGGGTCGGTCGGGACCACCTCAATCGTGACCATGGAGATGCCGGACGGGTTGCGGGTAGCGCTGGTGCACAAGCGCCAGGACGCCGAGTTCTCCGACCTGGAGGTCTGGTCCAGCCGGATTGGGCGGGCGATCGGCGCCCCAGTGCCGACGATGGTGCACGACCCGGACGACCAGGACTCGGTCTACATGTCCTACATCGAAGGTCATGCGGCGCTGCACCGCGCACTGGATATCTCGGCCGACACTGGCGACGACGAGTACGGGATCCTGGACGACCTGACCCAAGAGCACGGCGGCACCCAGCGCGGCGCGCTGCTCGGCCTACTGGATGTCGCTTTGCTCAACGCCGACCGCCACGGCGGCAACTGGGTGATCGACCACGAGAACCGAGCCTGGGGGATCGACCACACCCACATCAGGCCGTGGTCTGACGACGACTACGGTGACGCCGGCTACGAGGACTTCGGCATGCTGGTATATCAGGGCGAGAGTTCA